AAACTAAAATAGATTTTGAAACTGCAGATACAATTAACTTTTATACAAATAATGTACATGAATTCCAAATGACTTCTGGAGGTACATTCCACGCAGATGCTGATGTTGTTGCTTATTCTTCAACCGTAGCTTCTGATAAAAAACTTAAAACTAATATAAATGATACAAAATATGGTCTAAGTGATGTATTAAGACTTCGTGGTGTAGATTTTAATTGGAAAGAAAAATTTGAAGGTAAAAGAGATGTTGGATTTATTGCACAAGAAGTTCAAGAAATTATTCCTGAATTGGTGAAAGAAGTTGATTCTATAGGAAAACATGTTGGTGATACACATTTAACTGTTGATTATGCAAAGGTAGTACCAATATTAGTAGAATCTATTAAAGAATTGAAAAAAGAAATTGATGATTTGAAATCTAATTAGATATTTATAGTTAGATATATATATAATAATAACAATAAAATGGAGGTTTTAACGTGGCTGAAGATACTAAAAAATCAGAAGTAGTAGTACCAGAAGAAGAGATTCAAGAGATTAAATCTTTACAAGAAAAATACCAAGGTATAGCTTTACAACTTGGACAGATTGCTTTACAACGTAGTCAATTAAATAAGGAATTGGATAATATAGAATCTAATGAACAAAAATTGCATGTTGCATATGATGAAGCTAGAGAATCTGAACAAGAAACAGTAAAAAAGATGACAGATAAGTACGGAATTGGTAATCTTGATGTAGAAACTGGTAAATTTACTCCTCAAAACTAATGTTTGAGAAATCTGAAGTATATTTATATATAACTTAAATTTATATTAAAACAACCTCATAAATTGGGAGAAAAAAAATGGCGGAAAGAATAGTAAGTCCTGGAGTCTTTACAGAAGAACGGGACCTGTCTTTTCTACCACAAGGTATTTCTGATATTGGAGCAGCAATAATCGGGCCAACTCAAAAGGGCCCAGCATTCACACCAACCATACTTAGTAATTTTTCAGAATTTGAAAATACATTTGGTAAAGTGACTGAAGATTATTATGTTCCATATACAGTACAAGAATATCTTAAAAGTGCCAGTTCTGTAACAATAGTTAGAGTTCTTGGTATTGGTGGATATAAGACAGATTATGTTAATATAGTCGCAGCGGCGACAGGTGATAATGAAGACCTTATAGCAGTTTTAGCACCTTCAAGGGGAGCTGGAGCACTTGGTATTGGTGGAACCGCGGTATGGAGAAGTGGTGTAGAACAACCAAGTACTGTTACTGCAGGGGATTTTTCAATACATATAAGTGGTTCAGGTGGAATAAGTGAAACAATTAGTGCATCATTTGCAACATCAAGTGATTTGTTTATTGATAAAGTGATTAGTTCTGATCCAATGACCAATACATCAAATGTATATCTTTACAAAGTATTTAAAGAAACTGCACATAATAGCTATACATCTTGGACGAGATTATCAGTAACAGGTAGTTCATCCGCATCGGCTGGACAAGATTTTACAAGTGGAACTGGATATTCAGCACAATATGGAGCAACTGGTGTAGCAGCAACTTGGACAGGTAATAGTGATTATTCTGTAGCAAGAACACCAATAGTTATCGACCAAGGAGTAACAGCTACTAGTTCATACAATAACTTATTTAGAGTTTATTCAATATCACACGGTACAAGTGTGAATGAAGAATTTAAAGTAGGTATTTCGAATATTAAAGCGGCTGGTTCAATTCCTGGTTCGGATTATGGTGAATTTTCATTACAGGTAAGAAAAAACAATCCTGGACAATCAGATGATAATATAATTATTGAACAATTTGATAATTGTAATTTTGATAGAACATCAAATAATTACTTTGCTAGAAAAATTGGTGATAGATTTGTAGAAATAGATTCTAATGGTAAATTAACCTATAAAGGTGATTGGCCAAATCAATCTAGACATATTCGTATAGGTGATTATGCAGACCTTAGAAACTTAGCTAAAAATGTAGTACCTTTTGGATTTGCAGCAGTGAATAATCCTGTATTAGGTGGTAATGTACCATCAGTAACATTTAAATCAGAACAGAAAAATAGTGTTGGTGAATTTGACCAAAACGTATTTTATGGTTTTGATTATAAGTTAAAGGATAATAGAGAGTATTTAGCTCCTATTCCTTATAACGCTACTACAGGTTCAAATAGTGTATTTTCATTATTGAATATGAATGGTGATGATAACGCCGCAGGAGACTTAAATGTTGATACGGCAGCAAATAGTTCAACTACAATCACATTAGCAAATTCAGACATTGCACAGAGGAAATTTGTAATGCCTCTACAATGGGGATTTGATGGTGATAATCCAACTGTGATTAAAGCTACTGGAAATGATATTTCTGGTACAAACACACAAGGATTTGATTTATCATCCGCAGCAGCAAGTGGTTCTGTAGCATACAAACGAGCAATCAATGCTATAAGTAACCCTGATGAGTTCGATATTAATTTATTGGCTATTCCAGGTGTACTACATAGTAAAGGTGGTTCAATTGTACATAGTGCAGTGACCAACCACGCAATTTCGAAAATTGAAGCTCGTGGTGATTGTTTTTATGTATTGGATGGATTTGCATGGAGTGATACAATTGATAACGCAACCAACGGTATAAGTGCATTAGATACCAATTACGCAGGGACTTATTTTCCTTGGGTTAAAGTAATTGATTCTGAAACACAATTACCCGTTTGGGTGCCACCTTCAGTTGTTCTACCTGGTGTAATATCCTTTACAGATAAGATAGCACACGAGTGGTTTGCACCAGCTGGTTTAAATCGTGGTGGTTTAACTTCTGTTTTAGAAGCTAAAACACGATTAACTCACGCTGAGAGAGATAAACTGTATGAAAATAGAGTTAATCCAATTGCAACATTCCCAGGTCAAGGTGTAACGGTATTTGGACAGAAAACACTTCAGTCTAAACCATCAGCACTTGATAGAATCAATGTTCGTAGATTGTTGATTGCATTGAAGAAATTCATTGCATCATCTTCAAGATATTTAGTATTCGAACAGAACACAACAGCAACGAGGAATCGTTTCTTGAATATTGTTAATCCTTACCTTGAAAGTGTACAGGCCAATAGTGGTTTGAACGCATTTAGAGTAGTGATGGACGATACCAATAACACACCTGATGTTGTTGATAGAAACCGTCTTGTAGGACAGATATTTATCCAACCTACGAGAACAGCGGAATTTATTGTTCTTGACTTCGTGGTATTACCCACAGGAGCATCGTTCCCAGACTAATTCGTAAAACGAAATAAGAAACCTCATTTAATTATGGGGTTTTTTATTGCCCAATAAAACTTCTAAAAAACTTCTACAAATTGACATATATAGAAATTCATTTTTTTTAATTAGTTTGATATTTATACTTGAAGTACAAAAACTGTACAGAATTTAACAATAGGAGAATTGGAAATGCCAGAGTTAATTGATCCTTCAGAAATTATGTTCACACCGTTTGAACCGAAAACTAAAAACCGGTATGTCATGTATATTGAAGGTCTACCCGCATATTTAATAAAAACTGCAGCAAGACCTCAAATAACATTTGAAGAAATAGTATTAGACCATATTAATGTAAAGAGATACATTAAAGGTAAAGGTGAGTGGCAACCATTAGCACTTACATTATATGACCCTATTGTACCATCAGCAGCACAAGCCTGTATGGAATGGGTGAGATTATCCCACGAATCAGTAACAGGTCGTGATGGATACTCAGATTTTTATAAAAAAGATATTACATTTAATTTATTGGGTCCAGTAGGAGATATTGTTGAAGAATGGACATTAAAAGGTGCGTGGGCACAAGATGTTAACTTCAATGATGTAGATTTTGCAAATGGTACAGATCCAGTAGATATCGAATTAACATTGCGTTACGATTACGCAATATTACAATTCTAATTAGAATTAAAACGGAGAATAAAAATGACTGAATGGATAGCAGCAAATTGGGAATATGTTTTGGTTGGTATTTATGCGATTGAAAAAATTGTGAAACTCACACCAACAAAATATGACGATATTTTATTTGATATGATTCTTAAACCAATCAAGGCAAAATTCGCACCATCAAAATAATTCGTTATTTCGGACACAAAGGTTATATTTATAATTAGGTTATGACACTAATCAAATAGGAGTAAAAATGGCAGAAATTAAATTCCCTACGGAAGTAGTGGATTTGCCCTCTAAGGGATATTATTATCCTGAGGACAATTCATTATCTTCAGGGCAAATTGAAATAAAATACATGACTGCCAGAGAAGAAGATATTTTAACCTCACAAAATCTTATACAAAAAGGTATTGTGTTGGATAAATTATTGGAATCTTTGGTCGTTGATAAGAAAATAGACCTTAACAGTATGTTGATAGGTGATAAAAATGCATTATTTATCGCAGCGAGAGTTCTTGCATATGGTAAAGAATACACATTTGATTATGTTGATAATACGGGTTTATCTAAAGAACATACACACGATTTAACTAAATTAAAAGATAAAAAAATAGATTTTTCTAAACATGAAAAAGGGAAGAATCTATTTAGTTTTAAACTTCTACACGCGGAAAGAACAATAGAATTCAAATTACTAACTGATGGTGATGAGAGAGAAGTCGGTAAGGAAGTAGAAGCATTATCTAAAGTAAGTGGTGGAGTTACCAAAGAGGTAACAACTCGATATAAAAAGATGATAATTTCAGTAGATGGTAATTCTGAACAAGCATTTGTTAATAATTTTGTAGATAATGAATTTTTCACACAAGACTCGCAAGCTTTTAGAACCCATTATCAAGAAATAACACCAGATATAGATATGGATATTGTTATAGATGATGGTGGTGAGGGGGTAGAAATAACTGTCCCTATGACGGTTCGATTTTTTTGGCCTTCCGTTAAGTTATAAACTAGAAATACATAAACAAATATTCGAATTAATGTATTATGGAAAGGGTAGTTTTACCTTTCATGACTTATACTCAATGCCAGTCTATTTACGTAGATGGTATCTTCAAAAACTTTCTTCAACATACGAAGAAGAATCCAAACAATTAGAAAAACAACAACGATCTAGAAAAGTGCCCAAGTTCAAAAAATAAAAATAAGTGATATTTATTAGTAACCAATCCAAGGTATAAAATTAATATGGCAAAATATACATATCGAAATGAAACAGTTCTAAAAGAATTTGTAGGTCGATTTCTTAAAGCGTTAGCTAAGAGAAAAGGAAAACAAGTTGCTAAAGTGTTAGCTGCCGATCCTAAAGTAAGAAGTTTAGTAAAAAAGGGTGATGATTTAGCTAATGACCTTAAAAAGCATATCGAGAAAAATAGAAAAGAAGATCCAGAGTATGATGCGGCAATGTCTGTTCTTGATATGCTAGATAAAATGTAATTTTTTCATATTAATTAGTTTATTCACAATCTGTTGGCCAATAGTGGCCAAATAATATAAAGTATAATCAATGGCAACAACTAGCAAAGAACAAGTAAAATTAAAAGAACAATTATTATCAATTGAAGCAGGCCTGCTTGATTTGGGAAAAAAGAGGACTGTTGAGGAAAACAACGCGTTAACAAAAATCCAAGCTCAAATAAAGGCACTCAAAGACCAGGTTAAGGCTTCCAGTAAATTAACTATGGAGAGTGTATCTCAGGTTGATTTAGCTAAAATATTAGAAAAATCCATGAAAAGCCAAGTAGGGTTTCAAGAGGGATTAAAATCTACTCGTTTAGCAATAAATAAGTATGGTGAGAAAGACTCAGCTTGGGCTAAAAAATTAACAAAAGCTTTAGGTATGGTTGTAGATAATGCAGCATCTATACAACAAAATATGGAAGCTGTTGGAAGTGCTGAATTTCAAACTTTAAATTTATCTAAACAAATCTTTGAAATGGAAAAGAAAAATACACTTCTTGGTGGGGATAAATTAAAAGGACAAATTAAGTTTTTAGCGTTACAACAAAATTTACAAGATAGATTACAGAAAGCTCATGATATAACTGAAGAAACCGCTTCACAATTTTTAAAACCCGTAAAATATATGAATGATTTAATTGGTCAAATACCAATAGTTGGTGGTGCACTATCTAAAATGATTCCTATAGATAAGTGGGAAGATGATATAAAAAATAAAATTGGTGAAAGAGTTAAAGAAGCTTTTAATATTAAAGATTTAAAAACTGAAGCCACTCCAGAACTCGGGCCTTTAACAAAAGGTGGTGAGTTGGATATGAGATTTAAGACAAACAAAGAAGCAACTAAAGGTAATAAAATACAGGAATCTCATACTAAGGAATCTGAAAAAACAGCTAAAGGACTTGGTAAGGGTAAGATAGCAATGATAGGAATAGCAGCGATTGGAGCAGTGGTAGTTGGTGCGTTGATGAAGATGGCAATGGCGTCATTCAAATTTGCAAATGAAACTGGATTAAGTTATAAACAAACATTAAAACTTGGTGGGGCACTTGCAGTAAATGCCGAGGGTGTTAAGGCAATAGCAGAAGAATTTGGTAATATAAATGGTATAACGACCATGATGGCCGTTGATATGAAGATACTGAATAAACAATATGGAATTTCAGCTACTGCTTCTGCAAAAATATTAAAATTACAAACTGCAACAAGTGGTATGTCTAATAGACAATTGTTGGCACAACAAAAACAAGTTGCTCAAATGGCAAGACTTGAAGGAGTCTCACCAGCCGCCGTATTTGAATCAATGTCAGCCAGTTCTGAAGATTTTGCTAAATTTACAAAAGATAGTGGTAAAAATTTAATGAAGATGGCAA